GCTGACTGAGCCGCAGCGCGCGCAACAGGAAATAGCCAGACGCGAACTCGCGAAACGTCACTTGCTGGCATTTATCATGCGCTACGAACCGGCGTACCTGGCCGGATGGGTCCACAAGGTGCTCTGTGAGGAGTTGATGCAGTTCTTGGAGGACGTGATTAATCAGCGGGCCCCTCGGCTGATGATTACAATGCCGCCTCGCCACGGGAAGTCGATGATTGCGTCGCAGTATTTCCCCGCTTGGGCCCTCGGCAACCACCCGTTCCTGGAATTCATCAACACGAGCTATGCGCAGTCGCTGCAGATGGACTTTTCGCGCAAAATTCAGGAATTAGTGCGTTCGCCCGACTACGGCCTGCTGTTTGATGGCCTGAAAATCATGAAAAACCACGAGGCTGTCGAAAGATGGGGCCTCGCCACCGCGCAAAACGTCCGCACGGGGGGAGGAGTGCTCGCCGCCGGCGTGGGCGGCCCTATTACTGGTCGCGGCGCGCATGTTTTGCTGATTGACGACCCGGTTAAGAACCGTGAAGAAGCAGAATCGGCCACAATTAGGGAAAACGCGAAGTCTTGGTATAGTTCAACGGCCTACACCCGCCTGGCCCCCGGTGGTGGCGTTTTGATTATTCAGACCAGGTGGCACGATGGCGACTTGGCTGGCTGGCTGCTCGACGAAATGCGCGCGGGCGAGAAAGAACTCAAAGAGACCGGCGAGTGGCCGGACGACGCCGATCGTTGGAAAACATTGGACTTTCCAGCCATTGCAACGCACGACGAGAAGTACCGAAGGAAGGGTGAGGCGCTCCATACCGATCGTTACCCGCTCACGGCGCTAAGAAAGATTAAGCGTACCCTGGCCCCGCGCGATTGGGCCGCCCTGTTCCAGCAAAACCCCCAAGTAGAAGAGGGGGCCTATTTTGCGAAGAACATGATCCGGTATTACAAGTCGAACCCGCCGAAGTACATGGACATCTATGCGGTGGGCGACCTGGCCATCTCGAAGAAACAGCACGCTGACTTTACTGTCTTTCTGATCGCTGGCGTGGACGAGCACGATAACGTATATGTGCTCGACTGTTACCGTGGGCGCGGCTGGGATGCCGACAAGATCATCGACGTGATGTTTGAGATCCACAAAAAATGGAGGCCGCGCAAGTTCGGGCTTGAGAAGGGACACATCAGTATGACGATGGATTCTCACCTTCAGCGACGAATAAAAGACGCCAAGCTCTACGACTTGCATGTCGAAGAACTGAAGCCCGGCAAGGATGACAAAGAGTTACGAGCAAGGTCAATTCAGGGCCTGATGTCACTCGGTAAAGTTTTCTGGCCAGAAGGCGCACTGTGGCTTGACGACTTTCTCAATGAAATGTTGCGTTTCCCGAACGCCGTTCATGATGACTGTGTGGACGCCGCCGCGTGGATGGGCAAAATGCTTACGAACCAGCCGTATATCGGAACAGGGCGAAACAAGGAAAACAAGTCTCTGGACTGGCGGAAGAAACTTGCCGGGTACGTCAAAGGTCATAAATCGGGGAACTCGTCAATGGCGGCATAAAGGGGTACACTATTGACAATCAGCGTGTTATCCTTTGGGCGTTTACCCTCGCCTAGCTCAGCGTAACAGAGTTTAATACATTCCTTTCGTAGCCTAGGCGACAAAACGTATGGCAGTAAATAAATTGAATGAGTTCGGCGGAGACGCAGTCGAAGCACCGGTCGACACGTCAATGCAGGAGCTCATTTCTGGAGAAGTCGACACTGTTAACAAACAGTGGTCCGCGTATACACGCGCCCGCGACGCCGGCCACCTTGATTGGGTGGAAGAGGCACGCAAGTTCGACGACTTCTACTACGGCGAGCAGTGGGATAAAGATATCAAGCAAACGCTCGACTCTCAGAAGCGTCCCGCACAAACTATTAACCTAATTCTTTCGACTATAAACTCCGTCACTGGCGAGTACATTCGATCGCGCCAAGACATTTCTTTTCAGCCCGCTGGCAAGGGCGCGCACGCTGACACAGCAAAGTCTCTTCGTTTCCTGTTCAAACAGATTGCCCTGAATAACGATTCTGAGCACAACGAAAAGATGGTTTTCCAAGACGGACTCATTCAGGACCGCGGCTACTTCTACTATGATATGGATTTCAGCGACTCCATTGAAGGAGAGTTGCGCGAAATCGTAATGGATCCGACTGATGTTATTTTGGATCCAGGCGCGAAAGAATATGATCCTGCGACATGGTCAGAAGTATTCATTAGTCGGTGGTTGACTCCTGAACAGATAGGAGCGCTCTACGGCGTAGAGTTTGTGGCCAAAGTTGACCTGGCGTCTGCTGCGGGCACGTTCGGTCATGACTCGCTCGAATGGGAAGCGCCCAACTTCAGCGGGAGCCACTATAACTCAGAAATCTTTTTCCAATCCGACCAGGAAGAAGTTAAACGCGTCAAGCGCGTCCGAGTCATCGAACGGCAATACAAGAAACTTGTTCGTACTGCTTTCTTCGTTGATGTACAAACTGGCGACTTGCGTCGGGTTCCCGAAGGCTGGGACAAAGAAAAAATTACGTCGTTCGTAGCGCAGTTCAATGGCGACCTTCAGATGATGTGGAAGCCGGAACGTCGCATTCGCAGAGTAATCACTGCCGATCGCATCCTGATCCAAGACGCGTGGTCGATCTTTAACAAATTCTCAATCGTACCGTTCTTCCCCTTCTTCAGACGCGGCCGGCCTTTTGGTCTGGTGAGAAACTTGATTTCGCCGCAGGAGATGCTGAACAAAGTTACCAGCCAGGAATTGCACGTTGTTAATACAACGGCGAACTCTGGATGGATGTTCAAATCAGGCGCGCTTGTGAACATGGATGCAGATGACCTGGCTGCTCAAGGCGCGAAGACAGGACTCGTCCTTGAGTGGACTGGTGATTCACCCCCTGAGAAAATTCAACCTAACTCGGTGCCGACAGGCCTCGACCAGATTTCATCAAAGACGGGCGTCTATTTTCAGCAGATCTCCGGCGTTAACGAAGCAATGCTTGGCCAAGGTAGGTCTGACTCCTCAAAGGCGCTTGATTCGCGCCGACAGGGCGGCCTGGCTCAACAGGAAATCATTTTTGATCACCTGGATTACACACGCAAACTGCGTGCGAAGTTCATGCTCGAAGCAATACAGATGTACTACAGCGAGACACGACTGATTCAGATCTTCGAAAAGAATGAAGACGGCGACGAGGTTCAGTCCGAGTTGGCTCTGAACCAGCCGATCGAAACGATCGATCCGGAAACACAGGAAGCCGTTCAGGAGATTATGAACGATCTCACCATCGGCGAGTACTCGGTCGTTGTTACCAGCGTGCCGCGACGCGACACGTATGACGAGGTTGTGTTCGATCAGCTTATGCAGATGCGCGAAGCCGGCGTTCAGATTCCTGATCATACGATCATCGAAAATTCACAGCTGGCTGATCGCCGTGAAGTCTCGGAAATCGTCAAAGGCATACAAGGTCTGGCGGCGCCAACCCAGGAAGAACTGGAGAAGCAAGCCGTACTCGATGACATGCAGATGCGTTTACTGAATGCTCAGATCGCTAATGAGGAATCGCAGGCTATGGAACGTCAGGCGAGAGCCCAGTCCCTCGCGGCAGAAGCGCAAGAGCGCACAATCAAACCAGAGATCGAACAGCTGCGAATCGGTACAGAGGCGCGCGTTGAACTCGAGAAAGTTGGTGCTGCAGAACGCATGAATACCAGCGACCTGCTTACGCGCATTGAACTGATGCGCAATAAAATAGGTAGCGCTGAGAAGATTGCTACTGTAGGATCAGCAACTAAGAGAATGGAAGGAGCGCTTTCACGCCAGACACAACTGGAAACTGCGCTTCTCGCCAGACAAAGCAAGAAAGAGTCACCGGCTAGCTCTAAATAGCTGATAACCCGCCCAGGTAGGGCGTAAAACGACAGGAGATCACCATGCCCGGTGAAACAGCCAAGGCTGACCCCAATGAGGGGTTAGCAAGCGATGCGACGCTCGCCACTGAGATTGTCGACGCAACCGCACGAACCGCAGAACAACTTTCTTATTTCGGCGGAGACCCAATCGAAGATGAAGTAATCTCTGGCGATCGCGGAGATAGCCTCGATGCTGAACCAGCAGAAGAGGAGGAAGATCGTGGCGACGAAGCAGAAGAAGAAGCAGATGGCGATGAGGCCGAAGAATCTGACGAGTCCGAGGATGAGTCCACTGACGATGGCAGTGAAGAGGGCGTTGATGACTCCGATGGCGACGAGCTAGACGAAGAAAAGCCGAAGTCTGAGGACAAAGGCATACCGCGTCACCGCTTCAACGAAGTCAATGAGCGCATGAAGCGTGCGGAACAACGCCTCGTTGAACTCGAAAAGACTAGCAAGGCTCAAGAAGAGGGCGCTGTTGA